GCAAAAGCATGTCCCATCATGCGTGTAGCTCCCGCTCCAGTCCTTCCTCGAATTTGCGCAACTCGATCTCGTCCTGAACCATACTGTATCCGAAGGCAACGCCTCATGAAAATAGGTAAGGCTGATCTTCTCAAACTCAAAAAAATTGCTGAAATCAAAAACCGTTATCCACCCGCCCTCGCTTTGCGTTGTCTCAACAGCAATGTCATCCCAATCCACTACTATCTGTTGTCCGCCAACTGTCACCACGCAGGAGCAAACTGTCAGTCCATCCGTATCTATCAACCCGGGGAATAATATCCGCTTTGGGGCTATCCATTTCCCCTCCACTAGATCTCCGGGTAATATCTCCACCGCCCCGCGAGTCCAATACATTTCCGGCGATGGCTGGATATAGGGCCAACTCTCCGGCGTATTGCGATAATAATAAAACGTAATGCTGTAATCCTGCACATCCCCGAACGCCAGGTCATCCGGGGCCCGGGCATACGAACAATCCTTCGACATTGTCACCACAAAAGTGTAATTATCCCCATCCTTCTGCACATTTTCAATTTTCTTTATCCATGGCAGCTGCTTGTTTCTCAATACGCTCGGCCAGCCGAATACCCCCATCGCCCCGATTGGGAGATGGTAGTATTCAGTTTCCGTAATCAGTCTGTTTAGTTCCAGCCCTCCGTTTCCGATCCACTCAGGATTCTCCCTGGATCTTCCCACTCCCAGGTGTTCTGGATTCCGGCCCCGCAATCTCAATTGATTTTGCTCCAATGCCGGATCCGTCAGTTTTGTATCCTCGATCTGATACGTCTCCTGCTGACTGATATTGTTCGCTGTCCAGCCCTGGTTATAAAGCAGATCATATTCAACGCCATAATAAATTCGGGATAAAATGAAAATGGCATTTACAAGCCTTGCCATATCCTCAGTCAGGACCCTATATTCCGGCGCCACATATTCACTCACCTTATGATCTGCTGCTGGCGTGAAATAAACCTTATTTGCCGGATCATGCGCCGCCTTTTTCGCGCAATCATCACAAAGCCGTGGCGTTTTCGATTTTAAAGTTGCCCCCAACAACAAAGGGGGAAATGTAAAATTGCACCTCCCCCCGCTCAATTGTGGCGCCGCCGTCTTCGCCTGGCTTAGTATATCCCCCTCAAATGTTTCTCCAGCTCCCATAATCCTCACTGCCCTCCGATCATGCCTATGGCATGATCGCCCTCCATAGCTCGAGCGTCAGCTCGAGCGAAGGAGGGTTACTCGCTGCAAAACCCCAATTTCCCCACAATCTCATATTCAGCCCCGCTTCCCCCAGCTCCTCCCGTTATGATTACCGGAGGCTCCCCAGGCTGCATTACCATCATCGCGTATGTGCCCACGCTCAATTCATCCGCAGCTTGGTCCGCTACCGTGCAATTCCGTATCACAAATAGCTCGGTCGGCGATTCTCCCCCGATCATTGCCACGTCATATCGCTTTGTCCCGTCCCTGACACCCAGGTATTCCAGGACCTTGCACCTATACACCTGCGCGCCCGGCCCCCCGGGCCTCGCCGAATGCCCGGTCATATCATACCGTGCGCCCTTGTCCTGGTGCCTGCTATGCTGACTCTTATATTCATTTATATTCTGATCATTCATCCGTTATCCCCCTTGCCCGCCGTAGCTTTAGCGAAGGAGGGGCCTATTGCCCCCCCGCCACTCCAATCCTCGTCTCGAACACTGCCTTCTCCCCGTTCCAGCATATATATGTTATCTCTATGATTGATGCATGGTTTATCTCCGAATAATTGCTCTCCACCCTGTACCCAACCTCGTAATTAAGTGTAAAATGTGGCAGCGTGAAATGATACACATTCTCCAATATAAATCTCTCCTTTATATATCCCAGCGCATAACTCTGGAGTTTTGACGTATCATCTCTGCATACCTCATCATCTACCCACGTCACTTCCCCTGTCAGAGGATCGATCTTCCAACCATCCTCAATCCGCCAATGCTGGAACAATGGTCGCGTCAGCCGTCGGGTTACGGTGTAAGGCGCCTCCCCGACCTTCCCCGTATTGTACGCAACTCTCAAACTATCTTTTACACTCGCAACCAAACAAATATCGTCCGGGAATGTGTAATAAAACCCAGCCTCCACGCTGTAATTGAGCGTAAATAATGGTTCTGCAAACTCAACAAAACTCCCCTGCAATATCGTATATCCCTGCGTTATTGCCCTGTATATCGGCTCTCCCGGCTCTCCACCTGGCGACACTGCCGGCGCTCCCCCAATCACTACAAAATGCGGGATCGGGTTCTTGGTTGTCATCTCCTCCACCCCGCCCCTGTTCTGTACCAAATATGTCTCGAATATCGGATCGAATTCCTTCCAGGCCTGAGTGATGGGATCCCACAGTGTCACCTTATTGATTTTCCATACCTTCCCTATGATCTCATATTTTTTCTGATAATACGGATTTGGCTGACCATTAATAAGCGGCATGCAGTATTTTGTTCGATTTTTCATCACTGTCTGCACAACCGCCGGATCTGACTCGTCCCAGGCCGGAGTCAATAGCATCGCTGTCTGTACCTTTTTAAAATCCCCCTCTGCAATTAAATTATTAAAAAAATCCCCAATGGTCTGCGTCTGATCCGCCTCGCTCACATTCGGATGCCCGCCCCGTTGTGCCTTGAAACTCTTCGCCGGATTGCTCCCCAAAACTACCCTGACAGGTTTGCCATACCCAATCCCGAAGATGCTGATTTTTATATCCCCGTGATTAACTCCTGTATATCCCCGGTCCTCCAGATATTGCACCCTGAACCGCGGCTTTGAATATTGCGAATTCCCCTGCGCTATCCCATCTAATGCCTGCGCGACCGTCGTGTTTCTTAGCTGATATTCATTCCCATTATAAATTTTATTCAGTGCAGAGAAATCATACTGCGTTGCGCGTTCAGCATATGCATTGAATCTATTGATAATATCAATCGCGATCTGACAGGCCCCCGAATTTTCGTCAGTATCATAACTGTTTCCCTTATCAGACCGCACATTATAATCCCGCGCACATGGATTATGCATCAAATGCACCCGCCCATCCACGCATTCATAAAATGCATCCCTTGATCCCGGCGCTTCAGACAATATCCGCCGCCAGATATACCCGGTGAACTTCAATTTTCGCGCCCCATACCAATCCAGATAAATCTTTATCGGGATCCAATCCAGCAATGGATAATTCCCGAATTTATCGTATGGCGCCGATATAACAGCAGTCCCAGGCGTGGATAAACCCGCTCTCTGCGTCACGCTTATTACCCTTAGCTCGTCCCGCATGTGCCCATTCACATAAACCCTATTCAAAATGTTTCTGCTCGTGCTCATTTTTTTATCTTTTTTACCTCTACTCCCGGCTCCACAATAACCTCAACCTTTCCATCCGTCCCCACCCTTATAACTATTTCTTTGTCTGTGTTCGTCTGTGCTCGTCTGTGTTCGTCCGTGTGTCCTTTCCCTTTTAGTTTCCCCAAATCCACCACCCTCACCCGATTGAACACCATCTCCGATTTTCTCCTCATCTCCCAGAAATTATGAGCGATAACTGTCAAAACCCCCAGGTCCAGGCAAACGCATATCACCAGCCCCGCAAGCATCGCCCTTGCCCCGAACCCCCGCTTCGAGAAATATATCATCACCAGCACAGTTATCATCCCTGCCCCCTGCCCTCCATAGCGGTCATCCAATGAATGACCGCGAAGGAGGGTCGTACTTTTTCAAAGTATTTCCCCCTCCAATACTTGGCTCCCAACCGGCGCTGCCCCGTCCGCCGTCTCTTCCACAATATTGGAGAAAGGCCCATATACCGTTATCCCGCCCTGAACATTTTTCAATCTTACTTTGAACCAGTATTCCGTTGCATCAAGTCCCGCAAAATCATAACTGCTGCCGGTTGTCGTATTCTCCAATGCCCACGCCTCCCCATCCAGACTCTTCCATATCTCAACCGAATGCAAAGCCGGCGTTAGCGGATACCAGGACAACAGAATATGCGCAGCCGCTGCCAGTTCCGCTTCTAGGACAAGCTCTGTTTCAATCGGCACTACCTCCACCAGATCGTCCCCGCTCTCCTTCAACTCAAACCTGATGATCTCCGGATCCGAATAATTCCCGTATTTATCGCTTGCAAATACCCGGAATTCCCACACCCCTTCCCATAATTTCAATGAGGTATAACTCACACCGCTCACATGAATGATTGGATATTTGTGCAGGAATTGTGCATAATTCATCATCCCATGTGGAACCAGGAAATTTGAAAATACTACCACAATATCTGTTGTAGTGATGGTCAGTTCCAGTTTCCTCGTAGTTTGATTATAAAGGTGGGTAACCGCTGGCATATCCGGAGGCGTAACCAGGACAATTGTTTTTACCGAACTCGGCTCCGTATCCCCGCATTCATTCCCTACCCTGTCCTCAAATACCAGGAGGAATTTGTATGTCCCTGCCTCCAATTCCTCCTCAGTGATATATTCCGTTTCTTCCCTGTCATTGATTTCATATAGTTCTATTGTAGGATCGCCACCCAGCCCTGCATCCCAATAAATCTTATATGCCCAGAAATCCTCCGACTCGCATTTCTCCCACGTTAGCCTTATCCTCTTCCCTATATGATCACAATGCAGCAGCCCCGATTCCGCTATTTCCTCAAAATTCTGCCGGCTCTGACACAAATACCCCCGATAATTTTGATTCCTCCCCAATCCATACCCAAGTCGCGGTATCGTATCCCTTACTACTCCGAACTCTTTATCCTCTTTCACATCAATGAATGTTTCCAGCTGACCATTCCTGACAATCAGCCCCAGTTTCTCCCATCCCTGGAACGGTGCCGGCACCGCCGTCTCCACCCGCCAGACCCTGAATGCATCGCTGACAGTCTCTTCCAATTCAATGGATGCCGCCACCCCCAGCGGTCTATACCCCCATCCCGAAACCCTGCTGCTGCAATGTAATCTCCGTTGTCTCATATTTCTCCTTGCCCTCCATAGCTCCGCCCCGCGGAGCTATGGAGGGCTATGCCCATACTCTAAATTACAATATTTCCCCATTACTCATACTTCCCACTTGTCGCGCCGAAGTCCCGTCAGATATACAATAGATATATAACCGATATAGATTTTTAGCTCGAAAGGAGCCTCAAGATGAAAAAAGAAATCTTCAAAAGCGAAACCCGCCAAGCCTGGGTAGATGGAGATTCGATTATTGTTTCCTCCGCAAAAGGTGAAAAATCCTTACGGTATCTGGGGACAGGAAGAATTTTCCGGGATCCTTCCCGATAATGTTCCCAATGCGCTCCGAAAAATGGGAGAGAATCCAGATGATTGGTTTTGTGTTTATCGTACTGGTAAAAATATCAAAAAAGTCCCCCTGCTTTGCCTGCCCAATGAAATGCGTTCCGCCATCGAAAAAGCCATCAAAGATCGCAAATCCGAAATCTCCGCTTTTCAAAGTGATCCTGCAAATATCGAGCGCGCTGCCATCCATCACCTCTATGAAAAGGCAGAACGCCTCGCCAATTCTCAATCCGAGGATAATGTTTCTGGCCCAATCCGCATGAGGATTGAGGCAGATCGCCGACTCAAAGAATGGCGTGTTAAATATCCCAAAGCAGCTGCCCTTGAACATGCCTCGAATCTTCATTCCCAGGCAGAACATCAGCGCCACCTCGGACGCGGCGCAATGACTTATGATGCTGATGGCTGGATATCCCCAGAAGGGCAAGAAAAACGCCGGGATGAATGCTTCGCTAAAGCAAATCGCCTCGATGCAGAAGCCGCCCGGATTGAAGCAGAAAATAAGTAATATAAAGGAGAAAATCCATATCGCAACCCAGAAAAGAAAAAATTATTCGACCCTTGCAGAATATATCCGCCGCACAATCCTCAATGACGCCGAGAAATCTTTAAAAGAAAGAGGTTTATAAAAATCAAAGGCAGGGTTTTATTCTAAATTAAAATTCTGCATACTTCCCATATTTCCCATAACTCACATTCGTATCCTTCCTTCCCTATCCCACCTGCAACATCACCCTGGGATTAACGAAATTCCCCGTATTCGTCTGTATCGTCAATTTCTGCACATCCCCAGGCTGGAACTCTATGCCATCCCCAAAATCCGCCTGAGCCTCACGATTCCCAGTCAGAATATTTATGCTTTTATAATATCCTGTTGTAAGATTATATATTTTGAATGGCACATTATCCTCTGCGTTGTTCTCCCCAATCGCCCGCCCCGCAATGAATCGCGTGGGGAGATCTATTACCCGCTGATAAATGATTTTATCGCTTCCACAATTCACCATCCCGACCACCGGAATCTGAATCTCTGTCCCCAACTCGAAGTATTTGAAATTTCGACAAAAATCATAATAGCACATATATAAACAAACAGCGCTTGAACAGATGATCCTGCTGTTATCCAGATCCAGCAGAGCCTCCCCCACGCCCGGTGTCCCTTCCAGCATAATATCATACTGCGTCCCGCCTTTCACAATTGCTGTCCATAACCCTATATCATCCTGTGTTCCCTTGATCCTGTAATCTGTGGTTCCAAAAAACCATCCCTCGAAAAACGGATCCCCCCCAATCGTCACCGCCTGAGTAACCTGCACCCGCTCATCAGTCACAAGCACCAGATCCGGGCTTATATCATCCAAAAATTTCTTCATTATTCACCGTCCATTCTGTCCATACCGTCTATACCGTCCATTTAACTATACTCTTCCCTGAACACCATCCTGACCTCGCATACCCAATACGTTGTCGCCCCGGATTTCAAGGGATGAATATCCCCAATGCAAGCAAAATCATCCAGCAGCATATGTGTATGCGTTTCCCCATCGAATGTAAGAGTCGCATCACCGCCTGCCTGATATTTGCTCTCGATCTCCGCAATTTTTGCAGCTACCGCGCTGCTCGAACTCTCCCTCAAACAATTCCGCTTGTCCCCCTCTGTCCCAAAAGCGATCATCTTGCTCGTTTCCCTGTCAATCCCGCTCCCCATATTCACAACTTCCCGTCCCCGGCAATTTGCGTATGCAATATTCTTCTCCACCGGCTTCCGCGGCCGCCGCTCGATTACATGATGCCAAACCGTAAACGTCACATTATTCCATACAAGTGTCATAATTCCCATCCATCACATAATTCCCATATTTTAAAATATCGGCGCCAGCATACGCGCAAATGTCCCAATCGTATTCGCTTCCATAAGCGCCCTGGAAATACGCCTCATCTCTTGCAAAGATTCTTCCGTTGGTTTGCTCAAAAACGTCCCTTCCCTGGTTCTCTCTGCGTATGTCGCAGTAGTCTCTTCTGTTGTTTTCCGCGCCCGCGGCACTTGTTTGAATTGCTCCAGATATGGAGATTCCCTGACCGGCTCTCCCGGGAAACGATAAACATCGCTCCTCAGATCTGTTGGAGGAATACTCGCCTCATAAATCTGCTGGGGAGTCCCATAATCATACATCCCTTTTTGATGCGCATATTTTGCCCATTTCCCCGGCTCATGGCTCGATCTCAATGCTGCCTGCCATAATTCTTTTTCTGAAATTTCCTTGATCCCCAGATCCGACATCGTCGCGAGATTGGTCTCAAACAATGTCAGCATATCCGGTTTGAGGAAATCCAACCCGAACGGCCCTTTTTTCTCCACCGCCCGATTTTCCTCCTGATACGCCGCAATGAGTTTCATGAGATCCGCTTTTTTTTCTTCCTCATCTGCCCGCTTCTCCGTAATCCGCTCGATCTCCTGATCCTGTCTCTTTTTTTCCAGATACTCCGGCGCCACGCCCTCCTTCAGTTTCCTGGCAAATAAATCAGTCTTCTCTGCCTCCTTGATCTGAGCTAAATTTTCCTTATATTTCTCAATAACCTTCGGAACCAGAACCCCTTTATTTCCCAATATGAGGTCGAGATCAAGCTTCCCCTCGAATGCCGCCTCCCGCCTCTTCTCTGGAGGAAGCCCTTGCATCAGCCATTCTTCTAAATCTTTGTTTGAAATTTCTTTGCCGAAAACATCCTTTCTAAGTTGCGCGCCCTCTCTGAGCTGCTTGAGCATCTCCGGCTTTCCCAGCACCTCTTCAGCGGAAGCTTTTGCCTGATACTTCCCAACCTGCTGAGGTTCCGCCAGCATTCGTAAAAATCCCTCAATCCCCTTTCCCCCGCCCGTCTCTTGCCCTGCCATCATCCAGGCTAAAGTCTCCTCCGGACTGAACCCCGCCACTCCCGCTGTCTTTGCAGTCCTCAATCCCTCCTGGATGCGCGCTGCTTTTTCCGGGCCTTGCTCGATTATAAATGCAGTGAGGTCATCAATATCTCCCCTCCGCTTTAATGCTTCCGCCCCGAATACCTGAGCCAGCGTTCCCTGGATCCCCGCAAATACATCCGGCTTATATCTCTGAGGCTGGAGGAGGGCGCTCTGCACGCTCTCCCTCATACTCTCCTGCGTGCCTTGATCGCCCGCCGCTTTCGCAAATGCCCCAACCGCCCCCAGGACATCCTCCCTCAACACCGGCGCTTGCGCTTTCCTTGACCAATCAACCATTTCGTCAATAAATTTCTTGTTTGCCCCCAATTCCCCCGGCATCTCTCGAGCCGCATTCATGGTTTTGTCCATGACCTGGTCTGCCACCTGGCCCAGCTGAGTGACTTCCTGGATGAATTGCTTCACTTCATCCCTTATTTTCATGAGGATTCCCATCACCCCGCCGCCCACGCCCAATAATCCCATGAGTTTCCCAGCGCTTAGTCCGGCAATATCAAACCCCCCGGACACATCATCCCCGGTCCTTTTCCCAGCCTGGCCAGTTGTTTGGAATTGCCCCTCGAGTCTCTTCGCCTCGAGCAATGCCCTCCGCTCCGCATCCGAGAGCCTAATGAAGGCTTCTACCGCCTGCGCATCCTTCGCCGTCAATTGTAGCGATATATATCCCATTTCATAATTCCTATTTTATGTTATCTCCTCGCCGCAATGGCCATGATCTCATACAAATCCAACATCATGCTCTGATTTCTATTCTCGGTATTCTTTTCTTCCCGCTCCCACATCATGATATCCGCCATGGTAGGTTCGTAGTCCGGAATCATCCCCCGCGCCCACAATCTATATGTCATCAGCCTGCTGGTGAATTTTTTTTTTCCTTAATCGCCTCCATCATCTTAACCCAGGAAGGCCAGTCAGCCAGCGCCTTTATAATCTCGATCTCTACCCGATTTGTCAATAATTGTAACGCGCTGACCTCATTTGCCCCCACCCTATAATTCACACCCAAAATCCGGCAGCACATCATATAAAATTCAGCCTCGGTTTTGTCCTTGACCGTTTCGGGATCCCCTCCATCAAGCCCAATCCAGGACAAATACCATGCTGCATATTCATAAAATTCCTTATATTTCTCCAATATTTCCTGACGTACCTTCCCATCCCTATCCATGGTGATTGCCCGCTCCAATCCGGTTTCACCCCCGCAATACCGCGCCACAGGAATAAGCCATTCATTTCCATCTCCGAGCTTTACCCAATGCCCCGGGAATATAACCTTTCTCCGCAATTCCTCCGGCTTTGGCTGGCCCTGCTCCTTTTCCCAGCCTATGAAATAATCCTTCCCTTCCTTCCATACCTGCCGCGAAGGATCATAAATCACATCCGATGTAGGTCCCACCACCACCCCAAATACTCCTCCCGGGCCTCCGTTGACTTCTCTGAAGCTGAACTCCTCCCCCTTCAAATGAGGCAATGCTTTCTCTATCTGCTCCTGAATCCCCATCTCATTTTTTAAAGCCAAAAAATAATACATATTTCCAGTCCCTTCATTTTTATACTTCCCATATTCTCCTACGTCTCCATCGCCTTATCCTTCTCATACACCAGCACCACATTCGTGCCGTCCCATTCCCCATGAATCTGGATCTCGAGGGTCTTGTTGTCCTTCTGCGTTCCGCCCCTGACCTGCGTTGTCAGATACCCCACTTTCATCGTGATTTTGATATGGGATGATGCCGAGGCTGCAGCCAGCCCCGCGTGCTTCGTTCTTTGCTGGAGGAAAAGGATCACCTCCCCAGCAGCACCTGGCTCCGTGATTGTGGCTTCCGCAGACAGATCGTGCGTGTACAGAGTCAGGACCGGCAGCCATTCATCCCTTACAATCTCTTCAGGATAAATTTTGTACCTGACCGCGCCCATGGCCGCGCCAAAATCCAGCCTGTACCTGGCTATTTGGGGGATTGCAGCAGCTGCCAGCGTGCATTTCCCAAAAACAAACGACTCCGATACACCCAGGGGGGTGATTGCGGTGACATTCGCGCTGCGGGTATAGGGACTTGTGACCCCATCCGCGGAAATGCCGAAAAACTCCACCTGCAACGCCGAATCCTCTCCTGCTTCTCCGCTCAGCGTCCTCGGCACAAATAGTCCTTTGGTGAACGTGTATTTCTCCCCGCCCGTGGTCGCGCGCCCGTGATATGAACTCTTCTTGCAAAATGAGAAAATCGCAGTTTGCTCTGCCGGCACTTCCGCTCCATCCACCCCTGTAATATCAAGCGCCTCTTCCACATTCAACGTTGTCAAATCCACCCCTGGCGTTGAACTCTTCATTGCTATAAACCGCGGCGACTCTTCCCCGTCAGCCGTTTTCTTGACGAGTTCCTTGTTCGGCCTGAAATTCATGTCCGTGATACCGCGGAAATACTTGCTCGTTGCAGCCTGAGCCGCATAAAGATCGAAAAGATTACTCATATCAGTCTCCTTCTTCCCAAAGATCTTCGCCTTCAGGAATTCGATTTAATTTTTCTGTCATATATGCGTCCAATATACCCGCCATCTCCTCAGTTTCCTCCGGCGTTATCCTCACCAATTCATCCCTCATTGTATTCCCAGCCCCGCCAAAATTGCTTTTATTGATGTATGGAGGAACTCTGATTACCCCCCTGGCATTCTCTCCCGCTGCCCTGACCATGATCCTGCCCGTTGCCATCGCCTCCGTATCCCCCGTGAACACCAGAGGGCGCCAATGCCCCTTCTGCTGGTTCTTCCGTTTATTATACTCAAACATCCTGCTTCTGTATCCATATTTAAAACTGCCCGGCACCGTAAAATGCTGTGGCAGATTTTTCTCATGCCATCTCTCTATAATCAAGACCATCCCTTCCTGAAGAACCCGTTTCAAAATCTTCTTCTGATCCGTGAACGTCCCCTGCTTTTTTATCACTACCCTGATCATAAGTCCCATTCTTCCTATAATTCCCATTTAATACTCTATGATGTACTCTCCCTGGATTATATTCCCGTATGTCTCCTTCTGATCCTTCGCCGGTCTCCGGTTCCCCCCCCGCCTCATGATCCTCTGAATATCCAGGTATTCCCCCAGCTGCGTCAATGGCACCAGTATCCCCGCCACAAGCTCATCAAACGCCTGGTTGATTTCTTCCTCACTTGGTTCCTCCGGCTCTTCTCCCGGTTCCGGCTCCTCTTCCTCTATGATGCTCGAAACCGGTGCCGTAAATCGTATTACAATACTCCCGCTTGTGATGTCATAACTCGCCGGCTGTGCGATTTTCTCATAAACCCAGTCATCCCCATTCATGAGCAAAATAAAAGGCTTTGTGATTTCTGCCAGATCCGGAATATCCTTCACCCGGAGAAATATCTGTGCTTCTGCCTCCTCCGCATCTTCAGCCTCAATCCAGTCCTGCCAGATCTTGATAGTGGCAATCCCATTCCGGACATTCTCCAGCGGTGTTGTTAAAATGCTATCTCCCATATTTGTTCCTAATTCCGCGTTCCGCGTTCTTACTTCCTATAATCCCCCCTCGCCCCCTCCAGACCCGCTCGCCTCTCCACCTCCAGCCGTGCCGTTTTCGTATTCTCGCAGATCTCGATTATCCTGACTACCTGCCAGGTTTTTGACTTATATTCAATCACATCCTCGATTGCCGGCGCCGCCACATCCCCCAGCAAAACAGTTATCTCCATTCGTTCAACCGTATCCGTCCCAACCTCCACTTCCTCCCTGTCCCCGCTTTGATTCGCAATCAGAACCACAATCTCCTCCCCATTATATTCCACCGTCTCCCCCAGTTGCCTTTGCACAAATTGATTCAGCCCCGTCAATGTCTCTTCAATTCCCATATAATAAATTACAATTGATAAATTATAAGTCCCATGACTCCTATTCTTCCTATAATTCCCATTCTAAATAAGGTCCCCCCTTGCGTTCTTCACCGCAAGGGGGGCTGCCGGGACTGGGATCCGATGAGTCGGGCGATTCGGGAAAAGAGGTTATTCCAATAAATAATATAATTTGTGACTGGTGGTCTTGGACGTAGCTGCGCTATGGATCATCTTGATCGTCCAATTCGATTTAATGGGCTTGGCAGGCTTTGAATCCGTATTCGTGACCAATTCTACGGCAGTTCCGCTGGTTATGCTGCCCGATTCATAAAACACTGCGCTCTCATCTGTCAGGATCTGCAATTTGAGGGTGCCCGTGGTGAACGTGTCCGGGACCACCATCAGATAGGTCAGGGTAAATTGACCCGTCTTTCTCCCAATGGTTGCTGTCCCATACGTCCCGCCATTTGCAACCGCAACCGCAGGATACAAAAAATCCCCCGCCAGAATAGGGATCGCAATCGCCACAAGTGCCAAGATCAAAAGCGCCAGACCGTACTTGAATGTTTTCATATAATCCTCCCTGCCCTCCGTAGCCCCGCCTTTGGCAGGGGAGGGCCACTTTCTTATTTTATTTTTGCGGGTCCGTGTCAGTCCGTGTGTGTCCGTGTTTCCTACTTCGTCGGCAGATACGTCACGCCTTCCAGGTTCTGTGTCACGAATACATAATCGCTGGCGCCCACGTTGATGTTCCATGCAGCCCTGACCTGGAGCGCCACGCCCTTCTTGATATACGATTCCGTGATCCCGCCCAGGGAATCCACCACAATCCTGCGCGCGATCTTCTTCACGAACTGGCTCTTGAAATCGCCCAGATACCACGTTGTCGCATCATGGTAATCCAGGTAATTGCTCGTGATGACTTTCCCCGTCAAAGAGAATTTCGCTCCGGGTCCGTAGGGATTCCGCGCATTCTCCACGCCAGGGACAAGTTCGGAATCCGTGAGCTTGAGGGCTGTGAATCCGAGCGCCCAGGGACACAGAAGCCGGATATTTGCCAGGTAGATCGCGATCGGTGTCTTTCCGTCATTGTCCGTGGCTTTTCCCAGGGCTTTGAAGGCGAGTTCGATGTTGTCGATGCTCTGGAGGGCATTGTTCTCGATCCGGTTCGCCGGGATCCTGGCTCGCGCCGTCTTTAAATATAGGGCCTGCCCTGTCGCCTGGCCGCTCACACGCGGATTATAAACATACGGCGCCGATGCTGATGCCGTTCGGGATCCGCACACATCCAGAACCCGCTTGATCGTGATCCGTTCCTCCCACCTTGATGCGATTTTCCCCAAGTTGGTCAACCTGGATACGACCGCGCCAAGTTGGTTGTTCAGGAACATTTCCTCGAACAATTCCACCCTGCGCCCGTTCTTGTTGTCGCGGATCTCGCACGATTCCTCTTCCCCGCCGATCAAGGGATATTCATCCCCTTCCTTCAGGCTCTCCACGCTGTTGTCCTTGTCATGGATCGCGGCAATGATGGAGATCGTGGCATTGTCCTCGAGCGGAGTCGTGATTTCATCCGAAATCCGGTCAATTTCATCGTATGCCTCGGAGATCTTCGCGATTGCAATGTTTCCGCCGATCAAGGCGAATGCAGAGCTGATGACCTCGCGCATCTGACACTTGACAGGATCGTAGATATTATGCTTGATCTTGGCATCGCGGAAATTCTCGATGATGTACCGCAGATCTGCGAACTCGGGCATGTTGTCCAGGGTCAATTTCTTTTCCTGGATCAAGCCCACAATCGCATCCACGAACTTCTGACCGTCCTCCAGGCTGCCGGATTTGTCCGCAGCCTGGGCAATCTCCCGGATATGGGAAATATTCACCGTGTCCGAGGTCATGATCGCCGAATCCCGCGTAAATGGATTCTTTTTGATTTTATCTGCCATTTTCTATTCCTCCGATCACTTTGTGATCGTCCTCCATAGTCCCGCCTCAAGCGGGACGAAGGAGGACTATATTTATCAGTCCGAAAATTCCTTCCCCGTCTGGTCCGTCAGCTCCACCTGCAGCTTCGTTTTCCCCATGATAGTCGTGGAATTGGGCAGATACTGATCGTCCCCGATGATCGTCCCGATGTATGTCGTTCCGCCCGCGCAGGCAGTAACAGTTTCATGATCCACGATCTCCACTTTCTTCCCGACTTTTAATGAGGCTTCCGCATCCGCATCCACCTCGAACACGTCTCCCTGTTTCGGGATCAAAAGGTTCAGATGACGCGCCACGTCTCCGACCAACTGCGGCTCTGCAGCAATCGCCAGAGGCTTGTCATAATCCACAGCAGCGGTCACCTTCTTGATCCTGCCGTCTCCTGTCACATATTGGATCATGTCGCCCACTGCGAATGTTTCGGTCGATCCGGCTGCCGCTTTCCCGCATCTGCGGTAATGCGGCCCCGCACCAAAAATATTATAGAGAAATTTGAAACCCATTTTCATCTACCTCCGATCACTTTATATTATAAATTACAATTCTTCTTAAAATATGTCCTATACTTCCCATATTTCCCATAACTCTCACTTGAATTTCTTCACAATCTCCTTCGTGTCTTTTCCACCCTTCCCCGGCTGTCCCGAAGCCTCGCCCCGTACCGCAACAGGCACTGGCGGCAACCGCTTTTCCTTCATTTTCTCGATCAGCGCCTTCCCGATCTCTTCCACCGATCTTCCCTCGATGAAGAGGTCAATCCCATATTCCAATTCCCCCGCCAATCCCGCCTGCTTCCGCACATTCCTGAGCTCCGCCATGACCTTCTCCCTGCCCTCCATGGAGGCGGGTCCGTGTGTGTCCGTGTCCGTCCGTGCCTGTCCGTGATCCTCCCCAGTCTCTTCTTTACCCTCCGTAGCTCCGTCAGGAGCGAAGGAGGGCAGCGTCCTCTTCACCAGTTCCGCCCTCTTGATCATCGAATTCTGATCCGCCGGAATCGGAGTCAAAGAGAATTCGTATGGCGTCCATTTCCTCACCAGCACCACCGGACCCTTGAATCCTTCCTTTGTTTCACCTTCCGCCACATTCTCAGATCCGTTTTCCGCAATCAGAAATCCAACGCTGACTCCGCGCAGGGAGCCGCTCCTCACCTTCCCGAAGATTTCCAGCGCTGCTGCATCCTCATCAAACTTGATCCGCGCCCGACCCGTCCTCGTTTCCTTGTCAATCCAGGCTTCCTCAATAGCTGCCACAATCCGGTCCGGATCATGATTGAAAAGCACCCCCGCCACGGTCTTCAGCCGACTTAAATCAACCGCTTCATCCGTATGGAGTAGAATTTCCGGGTAGCCCCACCATGAAGATACCGGCGTCTCCGATGAGAAAATCACCTCCACAGTCCGGTTTTTCTCATCAATCGCCCGTTCCTGGATTTCCGCCGCCCTGAAATGCATGTCTTTATATTTCTCGCCCATTTTTTATTACCTCACTTTAAATTACAATGGAGGCTCTATGCCTGTTTTATTTTCTATCTTTTTCATTTTGTCTCATCCGTCCCATCTTTCCCATTTTTCCCACTTGTCGCGCCGGCATTCTGCGAAGGCGGATTCTTCCCAGTCCCCACCCCGATCTCCACCCCAGCCGCTTCCGCTTCCTCTCCGATGAACTTTAGCTCCTTGATCCTCTGCTTTACAATATCCTGCCAATCACCATCACTGGATATTTCCGCTAGTGTAGTGGTCAGCAGCTTCAGCCCCTTTTCATTTGCATCCTGTTCCTTATTTGGGTCGAAGCAAATGTTCTTTGGCCCCATCCAGCTTGTGCTTATGTCCTGGATTCCCACCGTCCCGGGCAACCATACCCGTCCCGAAACAATCTCATCTTTCAACCATTTGAAGAAGACAGGATCCCACAATTCCCCAATAAAAAACTCTCTCCATTCATCCTTGAAAACCTTGTCCGCATCCGCCCCGGCGAACCTGGCGCTCGAAAAATTGATTGCCTTCATATCCTGGAACAAAATCGAATATGGAATCCCCGTTGCAAACGCGATTTCCTCCAACAATCCACGGAGAGTCGCCTGATATTGTGCCGTGGGTCTGTTATACTCGAACGCCTTGATGTCTTCATCCTTCCCCACTTCCTGGATGAAGCCCGGCGTCAAATTCTTTGTGTAATTCGTCTCTCCCGAGCTATTGGTTTCGATGGGCAGATCCTCATCTACTCCAATATCCCTGTCCGATTTATCACAATTCCGTATGTGGAATTGTAAATAGACGCCGTCATCTCCGATTCCACATATCTGTCACGATCCTGGATTCTTTTTATTGCAGGCGACAACCCCGGATACCCCCGGTATTGTTCCGGCCTCTCCTGATTATACAAATGATAAACCTGCCTGGATCCATTCTCATCATAGATCGGGATTCGCTGAGGCGTGCTGTATGACTGCAATTCGTAATTTTTCGCCAGATAAATCGCCACCGGCGCACCCGTGTTCTGATCAACTTCGATCCCGCGTATGATCGGATTCCCGTTCGCGGCCTTCATCTGTATGCTGGTCACCCTGTCCGCCTCGATCATCTGTATTGCAAATGAATATCCGCCTTCGCCCCGGACAATCAGGAGGAAGACCTCTCCGTCCTCGAAAAACTTCTTCTCCACCAGCCCCATTTTCAGATATAAACTCTGCCGTTTCTCGATGTCGCAGATCTCCTTGTTCTTCGCCCAATAATCGAACCCCTGCTCGATTGTCATTTCCAGCCCGCTGCGTTCGTCCTTATCCAGTTCCGGATGATTCTTTATCACGACCTGGGGAATCAGTCCCTTGCCTACTGTACTGCGCCTCAATCTGCGGATGATGCCTGCCGTCACAGAATCAGTCAAATACATTTGCCGAATTTCATTCCTGACATTTTCAACCCCTTCCAGAGCATAATTCGGAGTCTCAGCCTGCACAATTCTGGCCGTTCGCCGTTTATTATAATTATCATTGAGGCTCCGCAGGGATTGGATATAATCAATCCTTGCCCGGGCCGCGAGCCTCCGCGCCCCCGCGCTCGGACTCAAAAACCCCACAATCCTATCAATAAAATTTGACTTTATTTCCACAGTGTCTGTGTCCGTCCGTGTGTTTGTCTGTGTTTATCGTTCCGATCAGAAATCCAATACCCCCCTCACCGGCTTCCTCCATTTCCTCCCCAAACTATTTTCAATCTCCTTAATCGCATTCAAAATGTCGCTCAAATCCCGGAAAACATACGTCTTCCCCCCCACGCTGATAGATTTCGCCAGCAGCGCCTCCGGATTATTCTTCAGCTGATCCAGCAATTCCTGTTTAATTGTATCCAGATCGCTCATTTATACCCTTCCCATACTTCCCATTCTTCTCAGTCCTGAACAAAAACGCTCTCCCGCACTCCTGGCAATGGCACCACACCCCGCCTTCCGGCCCCGGGGCCAGCGTTTTCCCGATGATCTTCAGCCCCCCGCAATCTGGGCATTTCCTTGTTCTGCCCTTATGTATCATCCGATCCTGATAACTCGCCATTCTCGGGGATTGTCCATTTTGTCTATCCAGTCCATTTAGTCTATTTCCGGATTTCTTCTTTTTCATCACATTGCCTCCCTTTAAATTACAATTTTCAATTGACTTTATGCCCAAAACCCCCAACAATCTTCTTCTTGAAGGTATTTAATATGAAAGAAGGTGATTCCAATGGGGAAAAAACAAGATCGTATTGTTTATCGCAAAACAGATGGTAACTGGGTGAATAAAAAATCTGACTCTGATCGTGCATCATCTATCCATTCCACTCAGAAAGATGCCATCAAAACTGCCAAGGATATGTTGAAAAATCAGGGTGGTGGAGAACTTACTACCCAGGGCATTCATGGGAAAATCGTAAGCAAAGATACAATCAAACCCGGTAACGATCCATGTCCTCCGCGCGATAAAGAACATTGATTCTTTCATGGGGAGGATTACCCCGTCCTTATCCTCCCCCACCTTCTCTGCTTCTGCCGGACCCCCAGTCTCGTCCCCCTGGGCAACTCCGTCCGCATTTTCGCCTTTACCTCCGGCTTTATCTCAACCAGCCCCTCCAAATTCAGCAGATGCGCCGCTACCTCAGCATAGACGGCAGAGTAAACCCAGTCAACCCTGCTGTATCTGCCCTCTTTTTGCCAGAGCATATTGGTTTTCCCGTCATTATTGGTCTTTTCAATCAGCCTCATCCCCTTGAAATGATTGAAATATTCATCCGGGATATCCTTTGGCAGCGTCACCCCGCCCCCCTCACCGGTCTCAACCTGGTATCTGCCAATCACCCTGTCCAGCCATTGCTGCTCATGGATGATCCAGAGCGTCAAATTCCCCCCATACAATTTCTTTTTCGTGATAAATTCCCTGCCCGCATGTCGGATCGGTATTGCCTTATTTCCTTTATCTTTGCAAAATTTATAAACTTGTAAAGTCCCAAATTGGCTGTCAATAACAGTCAGGGCGATTTCCCAATCCTTGCCCCTGCCGTCCTTGAATCGCTTGCTCTGGAGGAAAAACCGCAGCGCCTCGTATCCCACAATCTTCCTGATGGAGATCAAGTGCTTCGTCCCCCACTTGTCCCAGGCGGATATATCCAGATAAAAAACAGGATTATGAATATCCTTCTGCACATCGCCCCCTGCCGTGATAAAAAGCGTATCTTCCGGCACATTGTCCATGCCTGCATCCCCGATTTTCTCCCTCAACTCCGAAATCGTGATAGGCTCTAAATTCGATGTGTATGGCAAACCCAACCTGCTATTATAAAAAACCTTGATATCTGCCTCACTTTTAGAGCTCAGAAAATTCTTGGCCATGTCCTCTAATCTCGTATCCCGCTGATATTGCTGGCCTATGTGGAACCCCCGGTAACTGACCTTGGCCCTGTCCCCCTCCGGGATCTCAGAAATATATTTCCCCTTTTTAACCGCTGCATATCTCTCATGATCCGACATCTGATACCCGCACTTTGCGCATACATAATGCGCATTTTTAGGATTGTTCTCCGGTATAACAACCCACTTCCATTCCAGCGCCTGCATTGTCCCGCACCTCGGACATGGGACATGGAATTTTTCCATTGTCGAATCGTTTTCATACACATGAGCAATCCCCTTATCCTTTTCTGTTGGCGTGCTGTATCCTATAATCTTGCCATATTGCCCGAAAGCCGATATCCTGACAGTTGCCAGTTTATAAGCGTCCCCAATCCCCGGAAATGTCGGCAACCTGTCAAATTCATCCAAAAAAACAATCCTGAATGGCTCGCTCATCAATTTGTTGGGCGATTGCGAACCCCAGATTACCAGCTTCCCGCTGATCGCCCTTTTTATATCAATACTCTCATGATGCTTTCTGCCTAGGAGGAAATGGCTCTGCAGATCCTTGCAGCTTTCAATCATGTATCCAAATCTATCCAGACTGAATTCCTTCGCAATCGTATCCGTAGAACACAAAAAAAGCACCGGACACGGTATCTGTGAAAAAATATATCCAATCAAATTGATAGCCAGCTCGCTTCCTCCTATCTGACCGGCTTTCATTAAAATGATTCCCTTATAATTCCGATCCAGGAACGCATCCATAATCTGTCCCTGCCACGCCTCGCTGTGCCAAGGCCCCGGGTGTGGGCTTTTCCCCTCCGGCAAGATTCGATTCTTTTCCGCCCATTCATTCGGCGTCAGCCTCTCCATCGGCCGCAATATCTCCGCCGCCGCCTGGAACAAAAACCCGCACGTCACCGCCAGCGTCAAAAATCCGCTCTTTATATTCTTTTGCATAGCCTTCTCGTCTCTTCCCTGGCTTCTCTCCACGTTCTCTCCCCAGTCCACCACAGCCCCAGATCTATGATAAAAAGCACCGGCCACGCCACAATCATCTTAATTCTCATTCGTCCTATCATTCCCAAATTTCCTGAAGAATTACTGTCTTATTCCTTTATTAGTTTCAGCCGATCATCCAATTCTCTCATTTGTGCCTTCACAATATCGAATTGCATCCGCGCCAACTGAATATTGGAACACTCCAGCAACCCCAATAAATCCTTCGCCGCCATCGCTGCCCTGATGGCGATTTCCACTTTATCTTGGCTATTAATCATTTACTTTTGCTCCTTTCTCATACGTCCCATAATTCCCCTATTTCCCATAAGTCACATCTCCATCACAATCTGATCCCCAGCCTGCGGAATCTGGTTCCTCACCCTCTCTACGCTGACCTTAAAGGCTTTCTTATCATTATCAATCCCGATCAGCCTTCTCCCTATCCCCTTGCATACTGCTGCCGATGTCCCGCCCCCCAGGAAAGGATCGAAAATAAAATCTCCTGGTTTCGTAAATGCCTCGATATAATATCTCATGGTGTGTTCGTCCTAGCCCCATTTATGAAATCTTTTATCTGACCCAAAACCTCGAAACAATCCCAGGACATTGTATCTTGGCTTGAATTTCCCATTCTGATAAGCCAAGATGCTCTTATATCCCGACAGAATTCGCTATCTTTCCAGTATGCGCCGGCATAAGCAACGAGCAGTGAATTTACTTTAAGCTTAAACTTCGCCATTTCTGCAAGCCAGGAATAATAATGAATATATTTTTTGATATAGGGGGGGTCTGTGAAAATCAAATCCAAGCTCTCATCCTCAATAATCTGATCCGTAATCTCCAGACTATCCCCGCAATATAGCGCTATCCCCTCTTCCTGATAATCTGGTTTCCTCATCATCATTCAACCCCGACCCTCCCTAATTCATATTCATCCCAACGATAGCTCTGATCCCCCAGCCCCATATCAATCGCCACCCAACGATATCGCCCCTGATCATAGCACATCATCCAATCCAGGCTCCAGTATCCTTCAAAGTTTTTCGCCACTTTTTCTGACAACCAGATGAGGCGAGTTATCTCAGTTAATGTTTCTGTATTGATTTTTGATAACAATCCTTCCCATCCCGGCTCCGCGTGTCCCTTGATTGCCCCTGGCGGCCAATATGGATGATGGAATTCAACCTTCCCATCCCGAAAGAAATACCTTCGTTCATAGCCAATTGGCAATTTCCCGTGAAATGCAAAAAACAAGTGCGGATGTTCTAAATATTCCCGCACTGCCCAGACATCATACGGCAATCCCCAAATGCTTGCCAGCTCGCTTGCCTCTACCAATCGTATCAGATGTCCTTCTATTTGATTCTTGTCCTTCACAAGACATGTATTTTCAAAATCAAACTTCCCGCTCGTCATCCCAGTCTTTAAAAATACCGGGTATCCTCCGACCGCCTCCGAAGCCCTATCGATCCTGCTGATGAGATCATCAATCCCATCCGGCTTTTTCCCATCAAGGGCCACACTCAGAGATTCTCCCGTATATCGAATGATCTCCGTCTTCGGCACTTCCACCCCGCTATCTCTGAGCCCCGGAAACCAATAACTGATGCAATTCTTATTAATATTCTCCATATTTTTATTCCTCCCATTATTCCCATAACTCCTATAATTCTTATCATTCATGCCATCATCGCTCCGCACAATGCCTCGGCGATATTCACCGGCACAGCATTGCCAATCTGTCTCACCTGGTCCCTCTTTGTCCCCGCAAACTGATAATCCTCAAACCCCATTGCCGCCGCCAGCTCATGCGGTTGTAGCATCCTGAAAAATATATCCAGCTTCGTAGGCTCGACCAATCCGAAACGATCTATAGACGTTATTGTGTCAACCGGCTGGTCTATGCTCTTCGCCCCGCCATTCCCATAATATTTCGTCAGAAACGGACGGCACAACCCGAAGCGGTTCTCACATGGCTGTGTTGGAAGCGGAATATCTACAGAGTGTGTCCTTAACGCCTGCGCATCAGTTCCCCCCTGGAACCGCACGATGAATGGCTGACATAATCCTATTGCTCCCGCCGCTGCCACTGTTGGCAATGGTTCATTAACAGAGCGCGGTGTTGCCCCTGATTGTTGTCCTATGACAAACGGCTCACATATCCCGGCATGTATTCCCCCTGCGCTTATTGTCGGCACAGGCTCATCAACAGATTTTGCCCAGCTGTTCGCCTGTTCTGGATTCGTCCCCCTCAAAACCGCAATAAACGGTTCTCCTCCGAACTTTCGCAGCCCTGCCTCGATCCGATCCAGTGTCCGCGGTTTCAGCGGATATTTCCTCTTGAAAATTGATTTTCCCTTTAGATTCCAGTCAATTATCTCCCGCGCCGGCCGCCATTTACCTGCATGGGATTGCTCCGGCCAGGTAATACGTCCCGCCCTGCTCGCTCTTATAAAAAGCCGTTTCCTTGTCGTGGCATCTCCATAATCAGCAGCATTCAAAACGCGCCATTCAACGCGATATCCCAGAGATTCCAGCGCCCGGATAAATGCCTGATAAGTCTCTCCCTTCCTATCCTTATCTGGTCTTCCATTTTTCAGCAGCGGTCCCCAAGTCTCGAATTCTCTCACATTCTCGATCAGGATATCCTCAATCCTCAATCGATCAGCCCAATGCAGTACATGCCAGGCGCTTGCCCTGCTCTGATCGCTGCACGGCTTCCCGCCCCTTGCAATACTATGATGGGTACACTCCGGACTTGCCACCAGGATATTGAGTCTGCCCCCCGGTATCAATCTTGATGGATCCGCCTCCACGCTTGCCAGATCCGCGCATACATGCCGTGCCCAGGGATGATTTTGTTTGTGCGTCTCAATCGCAATTTTCCAATGATTAATCGCCACCAGCGATATTTTCAATCCCCTGGCATTCGCAGCCCGCACCAACCCCGTGCTTGTCCCGCCACCTCCGCAAAACAAATCAGCTGCCATTATGTTTCTTGTTCTTTGCATTCATTAATGCCTTTTTCAAACTCCAAATTCTCATGCAACCCAGATGTAAGAGTTTATTGATTTCTTCCGTTTTCAATTTCCGGGCCAACTTATAGATTTTCGCGGATCTCTCACAGGATACTACCCATCGAGGAGTTTTATGATATTTATCCTCGACTTTTTTTACTTTTAGAATCCCGGACCACTCTGGTATATCCTCTATTTTTAACCCATCTGGAATTGCAAAATACGTTTGCCTAATCATTTCATTCCTGATCCCATCAATATTCGATCTCAATCTATGCCATTTTTTTTGATCTCTTTTTATATCGCCCTTACTGATTTTAATCTCGATCTCAATAGCCCAGCCCGATGGCCGCACAATAATCATATCTGCTTCCATATGTGAAATAAACAACCCCCAACTCACGTTTGGAACTATGATATTTTGCCGATAATTAAAATGCTCGGCAACCGCCATCTCTATTTCCAAGGCGTTCATTTTAAGCGTCCATTCGCCAATATATCACAAACAATCTTCCGCTCAGGATCTCTTAATAAGCCCTGATGTTCCTGGAGACGTTCACAGCGCAATCGGTAAAAATCCAGTGAACGCAGCGCTTTTGAATATTCTTCCAATAATGCGATTTCCCTCTCTATCGGAGAAGCTGTTATATCCTTACATAACTCCTCATAAGTCCTATTTGTCCCATCTGTCATATCGCATCCTCTTCCCCACGCTCCTTTTCACAATCCAGCCCGAAGCCCAATCCTTCCATATTCTCCGATTTTCCGGCGACCAATCCCGCCCGTCATCCATCAACATCACCTGGGGAAAATATCCCAGTTTGACAATGTCCCGGACACGCTTCTCCGCGCCCTCGATGCAATCAATCCGTCCTTGCCTGAACCATCCCGCCAAGACATAACAACAAACCCTGTGCGATCTATCCATGATTCCGGCTCTTTTCAGTTCCTCCGCAACATAAACCAAGGCATCATACTGATTCAACTTATCATAGGCAAACCAGATAACCTTCGGTTTTAACACTATAAACCAGGCAATATGTACTGGCTTGATCCGCGCCGCTTCCAGTCCTCCGCTGAAATGCGGCCGCTCCTTCTGCCTCATCAGCATATTGAACACCTTCGCCTGATGTTCCTCTGAACAGGCGAGGAGATTACTATCAGCAACATTATATCCGTCCTTGATTTCCAATTCCCTGATTTTGTTCCCTTCGTTCCGCCAAGCGTTGCAGAACCAACAGGAACTGGGACAACCTCTACTGGTAAAAACAAATCCCTTTTTGATATAAAGCCCCGGCTCGAATTCCCCCCCGGGATCCCCGTATGCCGGACCTCCGATCTTCACAGGCGCTACCGCTCCCCATTCCCGCGCCAACTGCTCCGCTCTCTTCTTGTCCCATGTAAATGTCACGCTGACATGTATCTCGTCAGCTTGGTCAAACATCCCCGGTCCCCGGTTTACCGCCGTCAATTCATCATCCGGCGTTGCCGCCTTCACAAACCTCGGGAATACTCTGATTATTCTTTTCATTGTTTAATTTTCCCATTCACCATTTTTTTTAGCCAGTCCTTATCAGTTTCCTCTTGATTTATAATACGATCCATTTTCGTTTTATTGATTATTTGATTGAATTCTTTTCTGATCATATTGCTCAAAACATCTGGAGGTAAGGCATCAACCTCCCAGGATGACTCACCATGCTGTGCTATATAGTCTGATGCTCGCGGATCGGATATCTTTGCCGGGTTCGGCGGTGGATTATATTTTTCAATCTGCTCCATCGTCAAAGCGATCTTCTTTACGATTATACCCGCAACGCCGAACAATTTCAGCCGGTCCCTTATATCCCTCACCATATCCTCACCGCTGGGATCGTGATCACCCAAATAGAACAATATCGGTATTCGCGGCCAATGATGAAAGCGTATTGCGCTCTCATACATCGCAGACTGCGATGAATACCCCCGGTTAACCATCATGGTGACATGGAATTCCGAGGCGAGAGGGTCCAGTACCCCGGCAAGCGCATCTTTCTCGACCCAGAGTTCTGCATAATAATTCTGGCCTTCCCACCGTGGAAGACGATAAGCCGCGACTGCAACATCAACCAAGTCCTTCAAATCCAAAAATTCATTTTGTCTTCGCGGTATGCGGATCCGGTCCTCGATGGCTTCCCAATTCATCAACCCCGAAAGCCGGGCATCGCTCACCAATGTGGAAAGATTCTTATATGATCGCTCAATGTTCGATATGATATTCCGCGTTACCAATTGATAATAGAGTTGTCGCAGGGTCAATCGCAATCCCTGTCTTTCATACTCCTTAACGATCTCATTACAGAGTGATATGCGCTTAAGCGACTCCGGCCTAAAATTTATTGTCTTGAATTTCCTGAACATTTTTACAAATCCTCCGGAAATTCAGGCAATAGCGCCCAATGCGTTACCTCTTCCGCCCCGCAAAAGAAATTATCGGCGTCTTCCGTATCCCATACTAATTCCTCACAATTCCATTGCCTGATGAGTATTTCCCCATGATAAATAATAAGGCATGGGATTTGTTCATAATTTTCAAGCCCGGGTTTGTCAGGATGCGGTTTCTCGGCTGTCGGTATCCAGCTCCAGTTCTCTATCCTCTCTTTATCATCCTTCATTTTAGTCATATATTCCTCCTTTTTATATTTCGTGAATCGTAGCGAACAAAAATGGTCTATATTTTCGGGCAACGCGCCGGGCAATATAGGCCTGCTCTCTTGTTTCAAATGTTTGGGCGTTAGATTTATCCAGGGTTCTTCCCGGATCTCCGGGAAGATCTGCAAGATAAACACCTTTTTCCAGTTCTACTATAAACATTTAATCCTCCTTTCCCTGAATGGATTTGGTTTTCGATCCGCTTGCTTCTGTCCTTTATGGGTATCCGAATGTTTATTCATCCGTAATCTCACAAAGATCGATCAGAAATCGCATTGCCATGGCGCCCAATTGACGCGCCTCCTCCAAAATTCTTTCAGGGTCTCGATTGGCTGAATTCTTCTTTATTTCATCCCAAAGCTCCTCGAACTCTTCCCGAATAACGGAAATCCCCTCATGATATGAATTGAATTTTCTGTAGTGTATTTGTAACGCCCGGAAATATTCGCTACTGATTAATCGTGTCGCATCAATCGGTTTCATGTTTTCCCCTCCGATTTCTCATCAAATATCCTCTGCAAAACCCCCAGGATATTGTCGAATTTTTCATTGAGCATTTCCCTGATTTTTACCAATATCGTGTCATGAAACTCCGATTTAATCCCGACCGCCGCCGCTATCATTCCTGTCAAAATCTCTTGGGCAATTTCGTCAACCTGGCGATATAGGGTGGTTTTGAACGTGGAACAAAGCAATTTGCAGAACTCCTCAGCCTCGGATTTTAAAATGATTTCCCCAACCTGCTTCCGGATTTCTATATCATCCTTCGCCGCCTTCCTCAGCGTCTCAATCAGCTCCTTAAAGGTCATCAATAATCGGTTTGCCTCCGGCGTGTCCTTGTTTTTTATTGATGTTTCCGCTAGATCGAATATTGCCCGGCGCATCGAATTTAATTGCTCTATGGACTTTAACAGACCCCCTTCCGATCCCTCCGATTCATGATTTGTCTTTTCTATTTCTTCCTTTATTTTCTTCACTTCAGTTTTGGTTTTTGGCACTTCAATGGATTCGCCTCGAGTCTTTTTCCCCCCAGGAGGAGGCGGTGTCCCCTGATCAGTTTTGTTAACCTGGGTTTGTCTGCCGGTTATTAACTCACGCTCCTTGAGCCAGGCCCCAACCACTTCCAGATTATACTTCCAGGATCTCCCGGACCTCCGGCAAGGCAATCCCTGTTTCCTCCATTGACAAACCGCCTGCCGGCTGACTCCGAATTTCTCAAGTAATGTTCCCAATCCTACATATTTTGATCTCTCCCCCATAATCAACCATCCGGTTTCTGTACCGATCGGATATTAATTCACTTCTTTCGTTTACTCCCGGATCCGTCAACCTTCCCCTTTTTCATACCCGTCACGTTTTTCGCAGGTACTTTATCAACCCACCGCTCGGGGAGGGGTCTTGGAAGTACCTTTTTATTAATAAGATCTGAGATCGACGGAACATAAATTGTGTAACCTCCGTACAATCGTAGGAATTTGTAAAGAAGTGTAGGTGAGAATAAATCGGCTAGGAATTCTATTAGTTTCCCTGCCGACCATCGCAGATAATCCTTTGAGAACCGCCCTCGATCAGGCATAGACATATAATCTAGGACGAGTAATCTGACCTTTAATCGCATTAATTGTACCCGCCTAAGCATGTCGATAAACGAAATATCATGCTGGCTCGCCAACGCCTTTGCAATCGGTCTATCCTTTGGCTCGGTCAGGATCATATCCACCATTTCATGCTCTGATTTGGATAATTTCATTGATGCAATGATTCGTTTTACCTCACCCACAGCGGGGGGATTCATGATCTGTTCGCTCTCTCCCTCGATCAATCCAGATATTGATTCATGCTCTAATATCTGCACTCTTCTTTCTTTTTTTATCCAGTTGAGCATCGTATTAAACAAAGAATTGCTCAGTAATGAATACGCCTTTCCGCGCCGGGGATCAAAGGACCGGGCCCTTGCTATTTCTATTACCTTTATCGCTCCAATCTGAGTCAGGTCCTCATGCCAGTCAACCCATCCATGATGCGCAATAATACCAACAATCATTGGTCGAGTAACCTCTATTAATTTCTCTTCGTCGATTGGATTAGATAAGAGCAATTGCTCAAGGTGGGCATTGTTGATTATCGGGGTTTTGACTCTGATATGTTTCAATTTTTTATCCCTGCTTCTGCTCAAGATCTTCGGCATTTTCCTTAATAACTCTCGCTATATCAATATCTGGGAATTTCAGCACCGAGTAATTCGTAATCTCGCGGATCCGATTTATGATCCGCTTGCCCTCGCCACGATCATTCGATCCGAAATCCAGAGGATTCATATCAATCGTGAAAATAGTGCATTTCAGCTGCGACAGCCGGCGATTGATTAACACATAGAGCGTTTCAGCCATGAAATCCGTCAACCTGGTCGATGCCAAATCGTCGACAACTAAAATCTCCACCCGCAGATATTCCTCCAGAAATCCAACCTCTGAAAGCTCTAGTGCGTCTCGAAGCTGTTTCGCAAACCAAGCGATATTTAAAAATTTCCCGATAGCGTCGAATGAATCGAATCGCTGCTGCGAAATCAGCATATCAACTAAGGCGTTCAGAATCGCGCACGCCAGATATGTTTTGCCCGACCTTCCCATGCCCACAATAATCAAGCCCCGCTGGGGAGGAACCGAATTCTTTTCAAGGTTAATTTCACACGACGGGATGTATTCATTTACGAAATCTTGCGCTGTGTCATAGATCTCGTCCACTTCTCGCATCGGAGATTTTAATTTTGCCCGTTTATACAGCGGATCCAATCCCATCTGCCTTCCCAATAGGCGCCGTAGTCCATTCATTTGACAATCGCAGGCCTTGCAATCTGTCCCATCGTTCCAGATCCAACCCACTCCCCCGCATTTTGGACACTTCACCATGGATTTTCTCCTGTCTTGAACTGATCCAATCCGGCTTTGACTTTCTCCGCTGTCCCATGCCTTTCAGGGGGCGCTTGCCAATCCGGCTTGATGAATTCTTGATAAACTTCATCCGATCCAAAAAAATTGCCCGAGTTTTTCCGAAAGGTAACCTCGATATTTTCATTCGTAATGAATTTCTCATAATTCTGAATTGCTCGTTTAAGGTCCTCAAATGTGACCTTAATCCGTCCGTTCCCGTTATTATATCCGCTTTTCAGCAGTTTTAAAATATTCTTCTTTGCCCTGGTCCGGGAAATATCCCGTTCTGGGCTTTTGATTATCTCTCCGTAGATCCTCAGCAATCCCTTCGCCTCCCGTGTATGGTCGATTTTATCTCCCTGAAGCACACCCGTGGGGGGGATTATAGGGGGGGTCCCTTCCTCTCTCTTCTCTAGTTTCTCTACTCTCTCTGTGGGGTTATTGATGCCGGAAACGCCGGATGTTTTTGCTTTGTCTGCATTTCCGACATCAATAACCCTATTACCGGTGTCCATAACCGGTTTAACGGGAATTTTCTGCTTTCTTTTTGCATACACAGGCGCAAGATTTTTGATCAGATTTTCCGACCATATTATCCTTTTTTGCCACAAATATGTATCAGTTGCCCCTAAAAATGCGAGCTTATCTAATATCCGGATACATAATTCCGCGGTGACATGGGTTTTCGCTGCCAGAAACTCTATATCAACTGGGTTTCTGGCATCATAAACCTGGTTTCTGCTCCCGCATAGGATTTCTAACAGCTTAAACCAGAACGCATATCCATCATTCCCGAACTCATTTTGAATAATAAAAAGCGTTTTCCCATGATTCGCATAATGCGGAAAAAAATCAACGGTAAGTTTCTCCGGTCTCATATTTTACTCCAAGCTCCCATTAATAGATTTCCAGTCTCCGGTGATATTCAAGGACATCAATCCGGTCTATCATAAACTGGGGAAATTCCCTCAGTCTCAAACTCTCCGGGATTTTCGCTCTACCCGACATTTGCTTCATGAAGAATGGAATCCCTGCCTCCCTGCATTCTTCCCTGATATCTTCAGCCCAGAAATCTAGCATCATTCGCGCCCCAGGTCCAGATTCCCCGCCTACTATCACCCAATCGAGATTTTCCAAAGCAGATGGAATCAGCCGCAGCGATATAGGTCCCAGCAGCGGCTCCAACGATAGACCCAGTTTAAATGGTTTGCATTTCAACAATTCCGGTATTCGTTTTTCTGCATAATACTGATTCTCTGCTGTTGTCATGAGGAAGACATTTGGTAAATAATCTCCGCCGCCCAGATACCACCCCCCTTCCTCACCATATAGCACCGGATCCAATCTCTCCGGCCTCTTCGTGAGGACGAGAAATGTATGCTGTTTACATGCCTCCATTACCTCAAAGGCCAATGTTATATCCTCGGCCCGAATATCCTCATGGAACAAATCGCTCCATATTGCGTAAACAGTTGGCTTCTTCCGCTTCAACGGGATATCCTGCCGGTCTATGCGGAAAGTCACGCCGGCCGTTTCGGTCCCGAATCTGGGATCCATCGCCAGCAACCAGCAATGGTCGCACCCAGGACTTACCCTTGTGCATCCCTGCACAAGGGACCATGCTTTATCCCAATATTTCCCGCTCATGATTTTCTCCTTTCCATTATAGCCGCGTCCCATTCACAATCTCTTCCGCCAAGCCGATTGCTTCATCCAATCGCTTCATGCCCACAATATGATAAGCCTCGTTTATATGCTTGAATTGGAAAAACTCATGAATTGATTTTACACCTGGTTTATCCAGCTTCCCGGTCTCAGCCTGTCCCGGCCTGGCTGTCATAGATTTCATGACCTGCTCATACGGATCCCCAGACTTGGTCACTATCTCTATGACCAATTCATGCAGCCGTAGCGCTTTCTCGTTCTCCTCGTCATCAATGGAATAATTCTGCGCCGGCGCTGGTTGCCCTCCTGCTTTTGCAGTCTGTGTTTGTTCGTGTTTGTCCGTGTCGATTAATTCAGTCTCGTTTCCCCCCTCAGGCCGTTCCCATCCCTCATAATCCATCGGGATCTCATCAGACCCGCCCTCCGAAGATCCCCCAGGAGCGAAGGAGGGTTCGTCCTCCTTCTCCACCACAATCGGCTCCTGCGCACCGGGCAGCGCCAGTCGCTCCAATTCCGATAAATGTTTTTCTGCCCATACAGGCCCTATTTCAATGGATAGCAGCGATTTCTCCATCATTACCCGTCTGCCGTCCTTCCTGGGAGTGCTGATCTTCCTCGGTCCACGCTTCAAAATAAACGGCATCCCACGTAAATCATGCCGCACCTGGAATGCCGATAGCAGGCTTTCCTGGATCGCAATAATATCCCAAATCGAACTTGTAATCACTTCTACAAACGCAAATCGTTTCAGTTCCGGGATGATTACCTGGAGACGTCCCACCGGCGCACAATTCCCAGGGCATTTAATTTGTTTCTGCGGATCCGTCACATATTGCCTTGTTGTTTTATCCATATACATAACCGTCCGCTCTCCGTTACACCGATGCACAAGCCCTCCGGCAATCCGTTCCTCTCGCCAGCAATGGAAATTCTCCTCAACAGTCTGGTAAGGCAATGAAATATTTATATCCTTTGGTTCTGTTCCATAAATATCATGGAACTTTTTCAGAATCTCTGGGTCCCCCGACACAAAACGGAAATACGGCAAATCCTGTCCCATATTTCCATCCGCCTGTTTTGGTCCGCCTTTTCTAAGAATCCCGATCCTCGGAAACCTCGCCTCTCGGTCCGTTAATCCTTTTATCATTTATCTACACCCCACTTCGTTTAACTTTCAAAGGTAGTTGTTATTTGTTCCTAATTGTCATTACCGGTCGTTAGTACTTGACGCCCAGGTGTTCGTCTATTCGAGGAAATCACCGATTCCACCCTGTGCATCTCGATGTGTTTATCCAGGTCCCGTTTCAAATATCTCGTCTTTCGTGCCGAATATTTTATAAATGGTATCAGCCTTTTCGCCTTCATATTCCGGAGTTCCCGCTGATTCACCCCCAGATATTCCGCAGCCTCCTCCGGATTCATTATGTTTTTAATATCCATAATTCCCATAACTCCTATTATTCCCACCTGCACCAAGGAACGGTCTCCGGTTTTGCATGCGCCTTTCTCTCGTTTCCCCCTCATTTAATGTTCATTATGCTCCAAGAGGGGATTGTGAATTGAGCTGGTGAACGGCCGCGCTCGCACTCCTCGCCGCCTACTCAAAGGGATCAATTGATCCGGTCGACTGTGAGACACCGAAAACGCTTTCCGCCCAGCAGACGCCTTGCTTCTTCCGTTCCATGTAGTTCTGTCCTATTTTGTATTTTGCTTAGGATTGATCGTCTTACTCATGGCTCATTCCACACAACCTGTTCAGCGGAATCCCCCGGGTCGCCAGCCCGGTATGCAACCCCTTGGCCACACCCTTTTGCCATGCGCGATCATACCAGCTTTTATCACCCCCCCCTGTCCTCCGTACCTCCATGCCGGAGGATCAATTCCTATGAAACTTATCATTCGGACCGTTCGCCGGGATCCCGCCGAACGAATCCCCGTCCAGAGTTTTGCGAGGACACGCCCTCGCATGTTCCTGGACAATCTTCCTTATTTTTGCTTCGAGCAAATCAACAAATCCCCTTCTGATTATTTCAATTCTAGGATTCGCCAATCGCACAATCAACGCTAGTCTCGCCCTGTTTATCAACGGCCTCGGTTTTCCCGGTAATGCCATTTTATTTCTCCTTACGTATCCTATAATGATCGAATTCCCCAGCCCCAATCGCCTTCGTGATGCACTTTAAACACAAACTGCCATTCACCGCGCCCTTTTTCCCGCATCGCCTGCACTTCTGATCCATATTTATAGTGAAATCAATCTTCATATCCCTTCTCCACAGCCAGCCGTAGCCTCTCAGCCTCTCTGGCAATCTCACGCGCCTCCTCCAAACTGATCTTCCCGCCATCCTCCGACCCGTCTTCCAGCGCCTTTGCCGTCATGCTAATGATCCGTATCGCCTGCTTGATATGATTCCGCGTGATCTTCAATCCCACCGGCGCAGGGACGATCAAACTCCATTCCGGCAATAAATACTCCGCAAATATTGTCGATCCTGTCGCCCGCGCGTATGCCCGCGCCAGATCGAAATTGATATTCCGTTTTCCTTCAATAATTTCATAAAACGTGGAAGCCGCGATCTCATACCCTTCTTTATTCATCTCGATCACAGCCGCCTTCGGCAGGATTTTCCCTTTCCCGATCGTCTCAAGATAAAGGAGCTCTTGGATTTTCTGATTCCCCGGATTCACGCGCCGATCGCCGACATCACCCAGCGGAACATCTATTTTGTTATTTCTTTTCATTTTACCCATTCTTCCCATGCTTCCCATAATTCTCATCACCGGCTGGCTGTGTTTGTCTATTGCGTCTATATCGTCCATTCCCCAATCGCCTTCCTGAATTTCCGCTTCAATCCCCAGAATCGCATTGTCCCTACCAGATTGAACCAGATTTTATGAAACCCAAACCCCCCGTTGATCATCTCGTCCAGGGCATCATCAATGCTCCACTGAAATAGATTCGGGCACCCCTCCGACTCAAACGGTTTCGCCCATTCCGACCGGTGAATAATTTTCCCCGCGCTTTTACTCATGACATTCCTCCCTGGTCAGCTCAATATCCTCATTAATTTCTTTGATTTCTGATTCTTCTTCAGCTTTTTGGGATTTGTTCTCTTCCCCAGGTTCCAGCGCCCGCTCCCGCTCCAATAGATCCAGCGCTTCGTCAATCGCCTGGATCGTGTAGATACCCGGGTTTTCCGAATATCCGTCTTCGATCTTCTTGATCCCGGAGACCGACAAACCGGTGAGTTCAGATACTTCCAGAAGAGTTATCTTTGGCACCGCCGTCAGCCGACGCTCTTTGAATTTCTTGTAATCCATATTATTCCTCTCCTGTAAAATTGATATGTTTATATTCCACAGAAGGAGAATCTGTCAAGATAAAAGTGCACTCCAGTGTATTATTTTTAATGGACAATAGAGCATTGAGTTTAATAAGGATATGAATATGAGTAAGCGAATTATTGATATTGATTTCGGAAAAAAAATCCTCGAAATCCTAAAAAAACGAAAAAACATAACTCGAAAAATGATCTCCGAGGAAACCGGTATTTCTATTTCGATGCTTAGTGCTTTTTTCCGCGGTCAGAAAAGCATTACTGTGGAACGTTTTGCAAAAATCTGCAAAGCCCTTAATATCGATCTTGAAACATTCATTAATTCCGAAGGCCGCCGCTTCTTTTCTCCCCTTAAACTTCCTGATCGTATCTCTGAGAATGAATCCCCCTACAAATCCTCCCAACTCCCACTCTCCAAAATCCCCATTGTCGCCTCAGTCGCAGCCGGCGAACCCACCATCATCTATGATGATATCCTCGAAGATATTGACGCCTCCGATATCATTGATGAATTTTTCTATCACCGTTTGAAATATGTCATGTCTGATCCCGTTGTCTTCGTCCGCGTCTCCGGCACTTCCATGGAACCCGAATTTCACGATCAAGATCTCCTATTAATCGAACGCAATATCCCCTGGGATCGAATAAAGAAAAATTGCTATGGCATATTTGCCACAGAAGATGAGTGGACCTTCAAACGCTTCAACCCCCAGAAAAACGTCATCCTCCTCGAACCCCTCAACTCTGCCTTCAACACCATCGCCGTTGAACCCGCTGACCTCCGCATCTTCGGCATCGCCATCGGTCTCTTTCGTCCGTTATGTCCTTCGTCCATTTAG